ATTGCGTGGACACTGTTGTAAACATAAGATGGATTGCCAATTTGGTTTTAATTTGAATACGACAGCTGTTTTGAGACAACTTGAATGGTCACGGCGGCTTTATGCTGCCAGCGATTGGGTGCAATTTGTACCCAGTTGCATTGTATATAGTGTGATTTTTCAAAACATGTTTCTTTTGTGTAATGTTGGAAATTTAATGCATGATTATCATATCCGATCTGTTCGGATGTGGTCCTTGTGTGTATTCATGTGTTGTGTATTGTATTTGTATTTTCATAGTCCGTATGTTCTGCTCCTTTGTGTATTTTGTTTGAGCAGGCAATTAATGTTACATAGAGTTTTGCGTGACGAATGTGTGCGCAATTTGGTGGATAGAAACACCATTTCACCCATTGTTGAGTCAATGCGACGTGCATCAGTTTCTACTGTTTGCAAAGTGGCAGGAGTTTTGGGCTCCTTGTATGCCATTGCACGTTTGTATTCTAAGTGGGCAAAATTGAATCCACAGGGTTCTTTGAGACCAACATCTGAGGATGACGTTCAACGCAGAGATGCTGAAGATAGTCCTTGGGTGGATGTTGTTAAACGTGATTTGCCAATTAGTGATGAGTCACGCAGGATGTCAAGTGAGATGGTTCGTAATGTTGTAGAAAAGAATTTAGTCTACGGCAGCGTTTATCTCGAGGATAAGACAATGATGGTCAACGGGCTTTTCCTCAAGTCCAACGTAGTGGTGATTCCCGATCATTACTTCGCACAAGCAAATGCGGATGAAATTAATGTGGATTTCAAGAAGAAGCACTCTCGAGCTACTGGAGGCACCTTTGCGTGCAGACTTAGTAAGAAGTGTTCATATCTCATTCCTAAGACAGATATTCGTATTTGTTATTCTCCCAATGGTGGATCATTTAAAGATCTCACCAAATATTTTGCGGAGAGTCGATTTCCTAGTGTGCCTTTTGAGATGGTACATAGACGGAAAACAGGGGAAATTTTCACAATGGTTGGTAAGACCCAACCTTGTGTAGTTACAACCGTTAGGTCCTTTGAAGGCGGTATGTACAAGAATTTGTCTTCCAACACTTTTGGAGGACTTTGTGGTTCACCACTCATTTCACAAACCAATGGTGCTATTATCATTGGTATTCATTTGGGTGGATTGGCAAACACGAATCAGGGTTGTTATGGAGCCATCTTTAAGAATCAGATTGAAACAGCATGTGAATATTTGAGGACGTGTGAAGGTGTCCTACTCACTGGTTCAGCTGAGAAATTTGAACCACAAGTTTTGGGTGTCAAGGTTGTGAGCGATGCTCCCTTGAATAAAAAGAGTCCATTAAATTGGATGCCGGAGAATTCCCAGGTTGAGTACTTGGGATCTTGTCCAGGTTACTCGAAGAGTGTTTCCGCTGTCAAAGTAACACCTATTAGTGAATTTGTCACTGAAGTATGTGGTGTTGTAAACAAGTGGGGACCACCCAAAATGGATCCAGCATGGTATGGTTGGCAGAAATGCCTTGAAAATCTTGCTGTGCCTGCTGTTCCTTATGAATATGATCTACTAGAGAAAGCTGTTGTAGATTACAAGAGGAACCTTATCCCGATTTTTCAAAGTGTTATGTGGTCTGATGCAAAACCACTAACTGATCATCAGAATATTAATGGGATTCCTGGAAGAAAGTTTATTGATTCTATCAAGTTGGACACTTCTGTTGGATTTCCTTTATCGGGACCAAAACGTCGCTTCGTGATTGAGAAAGAATCTACTAGTGACTCACCCTGCAATAGAGAGTTTGATCCTATTCTCATGGATGAGATTGCTCGGTGTGAAGCATGTTATAAGCGCGGGGAAAGAGCTTACCCCATCGCAAAAGCATGCAAAAAGGATGAGATTTTGGCGAAAGAAAAGTGCCGTATTTTTTATGGTAACGCCCTGTCATTGACTTTTCTCATCCGCAAGTATTACTTGCCTATTCTCCGTGTTCTCCAGATGAATCCTTTAGTATCTGAATGTGCTGTTGGAATTAATTGTCATGGACCAGAGTGGGATGAATTTTATAGACATGCCACGAAATTTGGAACTGACAGATTATTTGGAGGAGATTATGGTAAGTATGACCAAAAGATCCCTTCGCAGCTTATCATAGCTGCGTTGCGAATTCTAATTGATTTTGCAAGAGAATGCGATTACACGGAGGAAGATTTGAGTGTAATGGAAGCTATGGTTGGCGATGTCGCCTACGCGATTATTGCTTTCAATGGTGATTTGATTGGTCTAACAGAGGGGACTCACATCAGTGGAAATTCTCTCACAGTTGTCATTAATGGTATTTGTGGAAGTCTCAATTTGCGAGCGTTCTTCTATTCACAGTATCCAAGTAGCATCAAATTCCAAGATGCTGCCGCTATTATGACATATGGCGATGATAATATTGGTTCTGTTAAGAAGGGATATGACAAGTTTAACATTAAAGCTTGTTCAGAATTTTTAGGCAAATATGGTCAGATTTATACCATGCCTGATAAGACAAGTGAATTGTTGCCCTTCTTGCCTGCTTCACAGTTTGAATTTTTGAAGAGAACTAGTGTGTACCACACTGGCCTTGGTCATTACGTTGGTGCATTATTGGATGATTCATGTTTCAAATCTCTCCATTGTTTCATGAGAGAAAAGAATAGTCCATTGACTGAGGAAAGTGCAGCAGCACAAAACATTGACACAGCACTACGTGAGTGGTTTAATCATGGGGAAAGCCATTATGAAACACGTAGATTACAAATGATACAGGTTGCGAAGAAAGCCGGTATTGATCACATTTGTGATGAATTGGATGTGTCTTATGATGATCGAGTTGAAGCTTGGAAAGTAAAGTATGATCCTCAAGGTGGTTATGAGTCTTTGTATGAAAAGGCCATCGATGAGGTTCCTCTTAAAGTTGTTGCGAGAGATGCGCCTGTTGTCGTAATGCCATTGGGTGAAATCGACTTACTTTTCCAAGGGACCAAGAAGGGAGTTACCCACTTCCTCATTGTAGAAATTAAGCATTCAATCAATCCTACTCACAGGTACAAAGGTAGAAAGCAATTGCGGAAACTCGTTGGAGCTATGGAAGTTTTGACTCCGAGTCATGCCGTATTGGGTGTTCTATTGACTGAGCGTGGTTACGATGTAGTAGCCTGCTCTGAGGTCGATGGTTTTTGGGAGGAGTATGATCTCCCTTTTGATGTCTACGCATAGACAGCATTGACCTGGTATGTCTTTAAACTAATCCTATATCCGTCGCACTTACGGTGATAGTTAAAATGTGCACAAGAAAACTGATTTACCATGCGTGTGTATGTGTGACCTTTTGTGGCACTCGCATAGGAATGTGTTCTTGTATTTGCTGAACTCCGGTTCAGGTGTTATTTAGCACCTCCTTGGCAGGAAACACTAAGGCTGCAATCTCTTTTATAACGGCAATGAGAGACTAAGTGTTAAAATACCGTTGGACAAAATTGTAATAGTAAATGTATGATAGAATTATGTCATGATGCTAAGGCATCAGTCGCAACAAACGCGGCAAGAGCAGACGTGCAAGAACGCACGTTATCCGGTGAAAGACCGGTGGAAAATTCATTCTCAGCGGATTTGCGCACAGCTTTGGAAGTGTTGCAAGAGAATGGACCAGTGGATGTAGATGATTGCTCACTTTGGCATGGAATAGATTTTCATGCTGCAGAGCTTGCAGCTGCTGGTGAGAAAGCTGAAGAACAAAAGTTGAAGTTTGATTCACAATCTGGTATTGTCGATGATATGAGTGTTATGAAGATGAGCACTAAATCTGATTATGAAAATGTCCAGTTTCGTGACCAAATGCCTGCATATGCAGTAAAACCGAGTAATGTCATTGATGAAACTCGTAAATTGCAGGATGCGAATGATGCTACGTTGGACAACTTTTTCCGCAGACCAATCAAAATTCATGAAGCTGAATGGGGTACTAGTACCACTTTAGCTTTTGATATTGATCCCTGGGCTTTGTATTTTAACAATCCCAGAGTTATTAACCGTATTGCAAATTACAACTTGTTGCGCGCTAAGCTCAATATTAAAGTTGTGATCAATGGAAATGGTTTCCAGTATGGAAGAGCATTGTGTGCTTATCAACCGCTAAACTCTTTCGATCAATTATCAACGCATTCCGCTTTGGTTAGTTCTGATTTAGTTCAGACGTCACAGCTACCCAAAATCTTCCTAGATCCTACAACATCTACGGGAGGTGAAATGGAATTGCCCTTTTTCTGGTATGAAAATTACTTGGATATTACGAGTGCTGATTGGTCGTTGATGGGACAATTGTACTTTCGATCCCTCAACGATTTGAAACATGCGAATGGAGCTACAGATCAAGTGACAGTTTCTGTTTTCGCTTGGGCCGATGATGTAAGTATGTCTGTGCTAACATCGAAGAACCCATTGACGCTCACTCCACAATCTGGTGTGGAGACTGAAACGGATGAAGCTAATAAAAATGGTATGATTTCGAAACCGGCAACCGCTATTGCCAAGATGTCGAACGCCTTATCTAAGGTACCAGCTATACGTCCGTACGCTCTCGCTACTGAAACTGCAGCTTTGGCTGTGGCATCAGTGGCGAGACAATTTGGGTATTGTAGACCACCAGTAACTAAGAATCCAGATCCTTTTCGAAGTTTTCCTACGTCTCAGTTGGCTACTACCAATACTCCTGATACTGCTCTAAAGTTATCTGTTGATGACAAACAAGAGTTAAGTATTGATCCCCGATTAGCAGGATTGGGGAGTGAGGATCCATTGTCGATTAAGGAAATTGCTAAGCGCGAGTCCTATTTGACTAAATTCTCATGGAATATTGGCACAACACCCGAAACTCTTTTGTGGAACGCCCGTATTGATCCTGTCACATGGGCTGAAGACACTGGACCACCAGTGAGTTTCCACTTGCCAGCATGTGCTATGGCAGCATTACCTTTCAAGTATTGGACGGGATCAATGAGATTCCGTTTTCAAGTAGTGTGCTCAGCGTTTCATAAAGGACGTTTAAAGGTTGTTTACGACCCGAATTTCCTGGATTCAAACGAGTACAACACTAACTACTTGCAAGTTATTGATATTGCAGATACCCAAGATTTTACAATCGAAGTTGGGAATGGGCAATCAGTGACTTTGCTTGACCATCACCTTCCGGGAGTGGATTCGGTTACGCAGATGTATTCTACAACTGCTTATACCGCACAAGAGGAAGGAAATGGTGTGTTGGGAGTGTATGTGGTGAATGAACTTACCACGCCTAATAGCACAGCAAATAATGATATTGAGATTAACGTTTTCGTTTCAATGGGAGATGACTTTGAGGTCTTTGTCCCAGATGATCACTTCCAGAGGTTTGTTTTCAAGCCACAATCTGGAGAAGAGGTTGTTACTGAAGCTCAAAATACAGCGGAACCTTCAGCTCCGTTGCAAGAGAACGCCGATAATGTTGGTCCTGGTCAACAGGATAATGCTCTTATCAATATGGTTTACACAGGTGAATCAATAATGTCGTTTCGTACTATGTTGAAACGATACACCCTGTGGCGCCGTGACTCATTATTGCCTTCGCAAGGCCAGTATGAATGGTCGAGTACACGGAAAATGTTTCCTTTCTTGAGAGGAAATGTAGCTGGAGCTGTCGATCAGACGGGTGCAGCAGCAAGTTACAACTACGTCAATACCTTATTGCTCCATTGGGTTACTAATGGATTTTCAGGTTGGCGTGGAGGAGTGCGGTACAAGATGTTGTATCAAAACAAACCAATTGTTCCGGCAGGGACAGCAACTCCATTGACTGAGTCAAATTTATATGTTGAGAGACGGAATTTTAATTCTACGTCTTATACCAATGTTGTGACACCTTTCAGTGGATATGCGGACAAGAATGAAGCAGCAGAAGCTGCTGTGACAGACGGATTTATTTTCGCTTCACCTGTTCGTGCTGGTCCTAAAGGAGCTCTTTATGCTAATACGGGTGTAAACCCAACAGCTGAGTTTGAAGTACCATTTTATTCACCACTCCGTTTTGCACCCGCTAAGCGGGAGAATTATACCTCTGATAATGACTTTGCGTCGGGGTATTCAATTACAGGTCAAGGCACCTGCACTGGTTCAATGTATATTGATTCCCATGTCGCAGCGGCTGAGGATTTCCAAGTCTATTTTTGGACTGGACTTCCGCGCCTGTATTATGAACTTTCTCCTCCTGCAGCTTAGAGCGTGCAACATCAGAAATGATGTAAAATATTAGTAGACGGTGGCCGTCTACGTGATCAATTGATATTGATTGAACTGGCTACGCCTTATCACTTTGTGATTCTGGATTTTTCCTACGGCGTAGCCGGGGTTTTAAGGAGTCACAAGTTTAATTAGCGTAGT